ACGACTACCTGAATCGGCTTTATATGTATCAAGAATGAAATACTTAACACCAAGGTTTGCATATTTCTTTAGAACTTTTATGAATTTCTGAGTTTTGTATCTTTTGAATGGAACTATTATAAGCATGTTATTCTCAGCCTTTTCAGTAATCCAATCTGCACACTTTCTTAACAAATCTTTAACTTCGCTAGAATATTTACCATCTCTAACAACGAATTTTTGCAAATCTTGTTTGTAAATATTATTCGCAGTCCACACCAACAATTCTCTCTGCCATTTCTTTTTCCCCTCTTCATTGACACAAATAACAAGTCTTTCTTCATATTTTATTGTGCTTGGAATCAACATTGATCTTGTTAGTGTAGTTTTGCCCATATTAGATAATCCACCAATCAATGTAATATTACCAGGTAACTGACCACCAGTTTCTTTATTAAGAATATCCATATTATTGTATGGAAGTCCAACTGCTGCACCAGCATCTAATTCATCAATTAAATCATAAATGCCATCAGCTAATGAATATGACTGTACATCATCATCTGCATTGATGAAAATATGATTTAACATTGCTTCATATTCTTCATATATTTCATCTAAAGACATATCACAGAATTCATTGATACGATTATTTACAGGGAATCCATTTTTTAACATCTCCAAAACTGTTTTCCACTTGTATAGCTCTTTGACATACCCATCCATATTGTTGATGTTTACATACTCTTTGGCTTTATCAATCGTTTCATATCCACCATAATCCTCATATTCCTTTTTGAGTTTTTGATGCTTTTCAAGATATAAACCAACAGTCATATCATCCAATACTGATTTCTTTTCTACTACAATAATGTCATTTGCAATCTGCCAATAGACTCGCCATGTATTTTCACTAAAATCTTCAAGCTGCAATGTATAATCAAAAATTAATTCCGGTTGTTTATATAAAATAGCAACTATATTAGCTTCTGCTATTATCTTGTATTCTCGAATCTGTTTTGCACATTTTAATACTTCTTCCTGATAAGGAGTTAATTTTTTATTCTCTTTTTTTTCAGCCAATTAGTACCTCCTCAAAACAGTTTCTTCATTCTGTCACTTGTCTCTTTAGTCTTTTTTACATATCCAGCATTCTCATTACTCTGATTATTAAAGTCTTTAGATTCAACTCTCTCCTCAGTCTTTTTAACATTCTGCAATCTCAAATATACATCGTTGATTTCAGGTTCAATCATTTTCATAATAAGATTGATTTTATGTTTTTCATCTTTGATTTTCTTTTCATTTTCATGTAAATATGTAACAATTTTTCTCTTACATAACTTAAAAGTACATAAAATTGTGTAATCATCATAATTAGCTTTTGCTTCATGATTATTATTCGCTATATGTTCGCCACGTTTAATACCTTGTAGCTTTAATGCGAGATACTGTGGAAATTTCATATTATCATCGTATTCAAGAATTTCTTTCTTTACATACTCACATAGTTCAATCCACTGCTCGTTATCTTTCTTTTTTATATTTCTCATTTACCGAATCATCCTTTCTTAAAAACTCCAACAGGCAATTAACCTGTCGGAGCATAATTTTAATTAGGCTAACTGTAATTTGGCAAAATCAATTAACTCTGTAAGAGTATCTGGTGACTGCATTTCAAGATTCTTTAATGAAACGTCCTTATCCTTCATCTGCTTGTTTACTTTGAGCAAAGCATCTTTATTATCCTTGAGTGACTTTAATACATCTTTAAATTCAGCAGCCAACTCTTCTGCTTTCTCAGCTTTGTCAACCATAGAATCTGTAGAAGTCTTTAAGTCATTCTTGTATGATGTCTCATTTGTCTCAAGATCATGCATTGATTCAAAATAATCCTTCCAAATATCATAAGATGGATTCTCAATAATCTGTCCAACCTTAGTTACATTTGTTCTATCCTTCTTAACCTTTGCAAAATAACGAACATCCTCACCATTCTCTTCCTTATAGAACTCAAGGATTGTGTCATAATCAAATTTAACTGACTTATGCATATCAGGCTTAATACCAACTAACTTACGGTTATCGCCTGTTCCTTCATATACTTCTGTTGCCTGTGCAACTGACACAACATGCTTACCCTTTGCAGAAAGATCAATCTTAGCCTGCTGAAGCTTCATGTTAATAATCTTGATACGTCCCCACTGTCTCTGAGAAACTACTGTATCGTCAACATCTCCACCCTTTCTACGAGCTTTCTTCTCTTCAACTTCTGTAGCTCCAACCTGCATTGTTGCATAAAACTTAGTCTCTGAGTCGATGTCAAGCGTCTGAATCTCATCCGAATCTACTGCTTCGTCAATATCATCCTCTAAATCATCAAGATCTGATGTGTCGTCTACTAAAATAAGATTGTTGTAAGTCTTACCATTTGCTAATGTAATATCCTTACCCTCATAGTGAGCAATACCTGTCTCTGAGTCGATACATGCAACCTTTGGGAATGTAAGAGCAAACCATGACTTACCAGAACCCTCATAACCATATGCTAAAAACTTTCCACCAATCTTTGCTTCTCTTGCTTTTCTAAATGCCAATTTTTTGTCCTCCTAAAATGTATATATTCTTTTGATAAAATGCTCACCCTGTATTAAACAGGGCAAGCGTATTTTTTTAGTTCATGCCTTCAAGCATTGCAAGAAGGTCATCATCTTCTAATGAAGTTTCCTCACTCTCTGAATCTGTATCATCATCTGAACTTGGTTCTGCACCAGCATCAAGTAATGCCTGCTCATAGAAATAAAGGTCATCCTCATCATATTTACCATCTTCAAATGCTACGGTGGGCTTTCTATCGTCACCAGTCCCCACATATGTAATGTCAGGCTTTACAATAATCATTCTTCTCTCACGATTGCCATTACCAACTGCAATCTTCTTTTCTGCTTCCTCTTCCGAATACAGTCCCATTTCAATAAGTTCCTTAATATCATCAGGAATATCATCTTCTGTAATATTTACAGTAGATCCACCCTCTACTAAATTACCTGTGACTGTAATCTCAGTAATTTTACCCTTCTTAGGCTTGAAAAATCTCTGAAGCATCTTAGCTGTAATCTCTGGATTCTCATTGATAGCAACTTCAAATGTCTTAGGGTATGTAACATTCTTCTTAACTTCAATCTTCTCTCCGTCAATCTTAGGCTTTCCAACATAGTCAACAACATATGCTACCAGTTCTATAGTACCCTTATCATCATTTTTCTTTCCGATGCTCTTTGAATCAACAAGAATTGTCTGTGAGAATGTAGCCTTAAAATCTGCCTCATCGTCAATTTTTGAAAGTACAATAGATGTAATCTCTTTCTTTGTAGAAACATTACCTTCATACTCGTTGTAACCGATAGTACCCTTTACATTTACAATCATTCCATCTTCAAGATGCTCATTCAGATACTCTACTGCATCATAAGCTGTGAGGAACTTCTTATATACAGTCTTATCCTTTACATCTTTCTCAACACCAACTGTTAAGAATGAAGAATCTGAAATGCTATCATACAGAGACTCATCAAGACGATCCTCCCACGCAATCTCTACTGACTTACTCTTTCCTGTATCGTCCTTTTCATCCTTACTGTAAGCACGAATAACACTCTCCTTATCAGGATTAGAATAAAAGCCACTCCTCATCTCTGCATACACTGTGTTGCCATTTCCACAATCAACACCTACATACATACTGTTATCTGTCCACCCAGAATCATAACTATTGCCAAGATTGAATGTCTTGTCTGTTACTTTTACACGACCAATAAGATTGAATGTTGCCTTACCTTTTTTTAATGCTTTTCTTTCCTTTGTCTTTGCCAAATTACTTGTCCTCCTTAAAATTAAAAATTTATGTAAATATTGTTAATAAAACAATCTATTTAAACGCCCAAATGGACGGAACACAGAAGTTAATTTATATAAACATCTATGTATAATCAGTGATTTTTGAGTATAAAAACCCAAGGGTATGCTGTTCTTCCACCCAAACATGAATGCCATCCGCATTTATTTATTCTCTTTTTGTCACGGATTTTATATATTATTCGTGACATTTTGTTTTTGGAATTTTTGAACTGATTTGTTCAAGACTGATTAGATATTTTAATTACTTTTTACTTGCTTCCCATAAACATTCCAATATATTAGTTTTGTTTTTATCTTGAAATTTATAGTCCATTTTATAATCTGTGAAACTAATTGTTGCTTTTTTCTTACGCTCCATTTTCCCAGTTATAGGATTTCTTTCGTCCCAACATGTAATTTCCATTTCTGCATTATTTAAATCTGAAATATCAATTCCAATATTTATGCTTTTAGGTTCTCCTAAGACAGTACCTTTCGCATCTATATGCATGTTCTCTAATTTATCAAGAATAATGTCTGATAAGTTTATAACATCCTCTATCTTTCTCACCTCCTCAAAATCCGAATGAAACAGTGATTTCCACTGAACTACTTCACTTACTTATTCTCCCTTTTTATAAATTTATTTAAAATAAACTTTCTTCAACCAATATATTTAATTTTTTCCAACAAGAAATACATATATGGAACGGCTGACTTTGTAATCTGAACGATTTTAGATATATGATCTTTTCATTACTTAATTCTTTATCACAAATTTTACATCTACATTTTTTAGTATTTCTTACTTCAAATTCGTTAAATTCATGTATAAAACTTTTATCCATTTTCCCTCCCTATATGCTTATTCTCTATTCAATTTTTATTTTTGTTGGAAATTGCTTGGTTGATTAACCAATAAGATAAAGCATTCCGATTATATAATGTAATGTCTGGTCTGTAGTGTATGTAATCTTATTCCATCTTGCTTTCAACGGATCAATAATCAGATGTGAAATAAAAATTACTGCTAACTGCCATGTCCAACCGAATACTACTAGAAATGGAACACAATATAATGCACAATGTACAAATAAATGATACCAATTCTTTCCTTTTGTCTGTGCAATAAAATCACATTGTAGTACATAATCACCAATTAAATGACATAACACAATCAATACAATTATGTGTAGATTTAAATTCACCATACTCACATTTCTCACCTCCAACTAGATATTCTCTGTTTACTGCAACATTTCTGGATAAAAGTCATACAAATAATCTCCAAAATCTCCACTTCTTTCTGAACCTGTTTGACTCTGCCAAAAATATTTCCACTCTTTACCTCTCTCAGTCTGAATAAACTGTTCGTATTTAGTTCTTAAAGCTTCTCTATCTTTACAAATATCGCTCATTTTATAATTCTCCTTTAAAATTGCACCAAGAAATGTCAGATTCCTTCGACTCTATTTCTTCACTGTTACATTGAAAACTGACTTTAAAATACTGATAATCAACCAAATACCAGTCGCAATAGACCATTTAAATGTCAAACCAAAACACATTGTAATAAGCTTGATTATTCCACATGTAACAATCCAACTAAGTCCATAGCATACAGCTAAAATTGTAATGACAATAACTGCTGTTACTCCACCTTTTGCTAATTTTTCTTTTAAATTACTCATATGTATATTCTCTTTTATATTTACTCTTCACCAATAAATACCAATCTATCAATATATTCTCTACCTTCGCCCTTGAAAATAGGAATATCTGTATCAATAATCCACTCATTTTCAGACCTAGAAGTGTCTCTTAATTGTGCAGTTGCCATAACACCATCGGATTCAATAATAATCTTATTTTTTACACAACAACTTCCTCTCTTCTGGTATGTCGGAAAATCATTCCAACCTTTTTGAGTCATAAGCATATCCTGAATATCGTTACGTGACTTTTTATGTAATTCTTTGTGAGAGAAATTAGCCTGTCCTACCATCTGAATTGAATTACGTGAAGCATCATCTTGTCGCCAATAGCAAAGATTTGTTACTTCTTCTTTTGGAATATTGAAACAACGAGCATCGAACATTGCGCCTTTTATTACTGCGTTCTTATATACACTGCATAACCTATATTCTTCAGAATTGTTTTCATAATTTTCACCATCGTTGTATATAAATTCTTTTACTTTTTCTGCAAAGATTCTATTAAATGCCATCGTAGCCATACTTGCAGCAATACTACAAAGCTTCTGTACTTCATAATTAAAAAATGCTGAAGATGTGAGTTTCTTATAATCAACAAGAATCAATGTAATCTCATCTGACTGCGTGTAACCAAGAACACAGCCCTGAATATTCTCGCATAAGTATTTCATTGTTCCCTGCATTGACTTAATTAACACTTCATCAAACGGCTTATGGAATCCTCTTGTGAATGTATGGAACGCCTTTCCGTCAATTCTGATAGCAACTGGGCATCTTCTCATTAATTTTGTCTTAGGAATCTGCTCATAAAATGTCTTCATCCTAACGCCTAAATCATCATGTACTGGCATATATGTACCTCTCTTTCTATAATTATATTCTCCAAAAGAAATCGAAAATTACTTCGTTTATCTCCAACTGATACTGTAATATGGTTCATTATATTGATTGCCAGTTTCAACTTTATAACCAAGTTCCTCTAATTTCTTTCGTGTTTCAGGTTTTAAACAACCATCTTCACTGATTGAAAATTTGCCATCTGCAATTGCATCTCTAATTAATTTAGATAATTCTGCTAATTGCTGTGTAGTGCAACTATCAATTACATTGTTTGTCATCTTATTTGCTTCTGATGCAGACGGAATAACATTCTTTGGTGGCTGAACTTCTGGCATAGGTATATCAGAAGTAACTGCATCTTCGCAACAACCTATATCGCTACAGCCTAAACAAAACTTATAACTTCTACTATTTACTGGATATTTACAACTCATTTAATTATTCTCCTTATAGAAACCGTAGTCACCAAGTTTTTCATTCACAACTTTGTCAAATTCTTTTGACATTATATCTAAAAATCTCTGCTTACATTTCATTACATTGTCGCAACCAACTGTATATTGCAAGTCTGATATTACAATTTGATATGCACCACCTATGTATTTAATATCCATTTTTCACGCTCCTACATATTTATTCATCTGCTAATTTTGTCATAAGTGCAGCTCTGTACATACTTCTATCATCATTGAAAGTTACTTTATCTGCATTAGACCAAAATTCTTTATATCGTTTGTTATGCTCTTTCCTCCTTTTTAAATATTCTCTTATCGAATCATAAGGATTAGGAATTAAGCATAATACGCAATGTATAACGTCTAGCTTTTCATAGTGAGGAACATCTTCCCATAATTCACAACTCTGTATTTTTTCTATAACCAATTCACCAATATTAAACACTTGTCACCTCCAAAGGAAACCGATAATTCCTACTTATTTATTCTCTGTTCTTAGACTCCCATTTAATAAAATCTTCTAAATCATATTCACCAGATTCTTCTTCCTTAATCTCAGGGACAAATACGTTATAGTTACCTTCGTTACGATCATGCTCAGTAATTTGTTTCAACATTTCATACATATTTTTAATCCCTAACTGATATGCTCTCTTTTCGCCTTCAGTCATTCCGTCACAAATTTCATCATTTTTGCTTTCTAATAGATACTTATATTTTTCTAAGCTTTCTACGATTAATAAAAATTCTTCATTCATTTATATATTCTCCTTTCATTCCACAAGAAACGAATCTTTCTTATTAAATTATTCTCTTATTGGCTCAACCCTATATCGTTTATTCCAATCTTCTCTCTTCTTCAATAATGGAATCCAAGGACAGTGTAGGTTTTCAGATTCAGTTCCTATCAAGTCATCTTGATCGCAACCAAGATATTCTCTATGACCACAGTTAGGACAAGCTACTTCATATTCAGGAACTTTATATTTAAAACTACAATAGTTAGGAAATATCATTCGAACATTCCAATCATCCTTTGATTCAACTTCATATACACAGTTGCAGCATCTACATACAAACTGAATATTTTTACCAAAATAATTACCTGCTATAATTTTCATAATGCATTCTCTTATTTATTCTCTCAATCCATCCAACACTCTCATCAAAACATGTCTTGTAAGATTCTTAACATCACCACTATAAAGTCCACATTCAATATCGCAAGCCTTTAAAACTTCATCGAGTGTTTTATTCTTCTCTTCACTCAATGATCTCTTACAGTTCTCATATTGAATATCATTTGTCTCATGAGCATTTCTGAGATTACTTTCTAAACAGCGAATAATATCAATCAGCTTATCTTTTGTCATAGATTTTAATGTACTGTCGGAATATGTTTTTCTTCCATCACCTATTGACATATTCCACCTGCTTAAACAATCTAGCTGGAAATTCGTCTATATCGCCATCTTTATAAGCCTGTTCTTCACCAACCCAAACAATTTCAATTTTATTAGGATTAAAATTTGATCTACCAATAAAATAAGCCTTCTTACCTTTTTTATAAAATGTTGTATCCTCAATTAATTCAATAATATCTCCTCTTTTCATTCTTTTTCCTCCGATTTTCATAATACTGTTTTATTAATTAGCTGTCCTATATAATTATTCTCCTACAATTATTTAAAATATCATTTATCTTATCAACTAATACTGTTGGATCACTTGACATACGACATACAAATTCATCATTACAATAAACTTCATATACATCATCATATTCTGGTCTTCCCAAACAATCACATCCATTTACAACTTCAGTTTTCTCTATACAAAATATATTAATCACCTCCCAAGAAAGAAAAATTTCATTCTACTTTTGAGGTTCTAAAAGCCTTATTTTACAAGGCTTTCATGACCTCTAATTATTTATTCTCTATTTATAAACATATTTAACCATTCCTCTACTGGTTTCTTTTTTACATCGCCACTAATGTTTCCTTTTGTTCTCCCTTTTGATAAAAGATATGTCTTATATGTATGTTCCATTTTCAATCCTTCTGAAATATAAATTGGATAATAATCACATATCTTTCTTCTTATTTCATAAATATCAAAAGAATCTTTATAACCCGTTGTGTTCATGTATGGAGGATCAATATAAATAATTACATTCTTGTTTCCTTTCTTCTGTTCTGCATCAAGCCTATTAAGTGTATCAAATACATCTTCTTTACTTGCTACAATACAACCTGATATTTGATTAACTATATTTTCAACTCTACTATATAAAGTTTCTGGCATTGGCATCATAGGATTAACAGGACTCTTACGATTACTTGTTGCAGTTGGAAGCCAATAGTTTCTAAATGTGTTATTCTTCCATTTTCCATTTTCAATCCAAATCTGTTTTGAACCAAATGCACCTGCTTGTAATAGCAAATAATGATAAACCATCTTATCTTCATCTACTTGCTGATTACTTAATGCTTTGAGATATAATTGAATATTTTCAAGAGAGGGTAATTTATCAATTTCTTCTCTGAATACGTTTAATTCAAATTCATCGTTTGCTATGTCTTGCCAGAATTGACCAAAACACCCATTATCAATCATTGTTATATTATTTGGATTAAATCCACGATTAATAAGTTCTAATGAAACTGCTCCACTTCCACAACATAAATCATAGAATTTCGTATCATCATCAATGTTATTTTCTTTGTAGAATATATCTACAATCTGTTTTGCTAATCTCTGTTTGCCACCTTGATAACTACAAGGTATTTCTAATTTATTCAATTATTATTTAGAAGAAAGAAGCTTCTTTACGTGTACACAACTCTTTCCTCCTTAATTTATTCTCTTATTTACTGGGATTCCCATAGCCGAATGGCTTAGATATGATTAAAAATTCTCCAATGAAAGATTGGTTTACTGCGAATTAACTTATTCGTCATGAATTCTTTTAAAATCATTCAACTCATATGATGTTTTAAATTTAGTACATTTTGCTAAAGTAATAATATGTTTGCAATTTGGACAAGGCACATAACATTCGTTTGGTTTAGGATTAATATGTCTTGGATAAGCAGCTTCCGAACTCTCAAAAATAAAAGTTGTTCCACAATTATCACAAGTACACCCATATCCATAATCCTTCTTTTCCACTTCTTTAAGATGATTGTTCATTACTGAAAGAATTTTCATTTATATTTTTACCTCCAATATATTATTCTCCAAACTCACAAGTGTCACATGTTGAAAAATACTTATCGTGGTCTATGCAGCATTGTGGTCTGTTATCTTCTTCATCAGTTTCTTCATTAAATTTGATATAAAATGGAGTACAATCACAGACCAACATTGATGCGATCGACATTCCGTAAATAATGGCAGATTTACACTCTTGATTATCCTTGAATATTGAACAATTGACCATCTTATTAAATTCTTCAGAACCAATGAAATTCAATACTGTTTTCTGTAATTCAGTTGAATCAATTAGCTTTTTATAATCATCCATTTGATACCTCTTTTCTATAATCCAATGATATGTTGCTTTCCTGTGAAGTTACCTCAACTAATTACAATATTTCTCAATACCTTGTGCCATAATATCTCTTAATTCATCTTCCTCATATGTAGAGCCAAACTGCGACCAACTACAACTATATTCTG